ACTTTGGGGTCTTGGATGACAGCCGCACCCTTCCGCTTTTCAACTAAATCGACGGCTTCGCGGAGGATTTCGAGTTCTTTTTCTTCAAAGGACATTTTCTTGTCGTCGCTATCACGCGAACCACCGCTGCCGCTGTACGCTGTTGCCATTAAATTCTACTACAATAGGATTAGAATTTAATTCATGATGTAATTCATTCGTTACAAGGTAATCTTGACACCTCCCGCCGCCTCCGCAGGTCGAGCCTCCATCGACGCTTTCGGGTTGGGGGGTGCCGGAGGCGCAATCGTAATCGGAACATAACGCAAGTCCTCCGGCTTAAGTATGAACGCATACCCCACCGACGCAAACTTATCTTCATAAGCTTTAAGTTTCTCATCCCGCGCCTCTTCCTGAAAACACATGGCCGCGATCTGACACCCCCATGTGTATGGACCGTTGTGCCCATTATTGATAGGACGACCCCCCTTATCCGGAATCACAAGACACATATTTTTCTTATTCGCGTCCTTAAAAGCTTGTGGATCGCCGACATTTTTCACGCCAAAGTAAGTGTATTTCGAGAGAAACATCGTATTCGAACTCATATTGATAAGTTCAAATAGATTTGTATTTCGATATACTTGGTTTGTTCCATCTACCATGATAATGATTTTACCCTTGAAGTCCAAAAGGGGTTCGTTGCCTAAATCCTTGGACTGATACTCGCGCCCATATTTTGGGCCCAGTAAATTACGCGCCATGGTCTTGCTTTGAGAGATTATCTTTGCGAGCTTGTCATACATAGTGATATTACGCGACATCAACCGCATATGAATAATGAAAGGATCGCCTGGATTGGGGCATTTCGACCCAGAAAAGACGTAGCTTCCTAACACTTCAAATGCGTCGCTCACGGGAATATGATTGTATGTCTCCTTATAATTGAATGAATTGACTGAGGAAGACGCGATAACTGGTTCATTATCTACTGAGAATACTTCAAAGTCGATGAAGCGACAACCGCGTGCGATAACATATAAGAAAGCATCCATGCTTACGGTGGAGTTCTTGAATTTATCAGGATTAAATGCGTTATAGGCGGATTTAATATAGTAATCACGCAACTTAAACTTGCTTTGACTGTCTTGTGGGTTGATGGATGTAATATTCTTTTCGATAAACGCCTTCGTATTTTCATCGGGGTTTTCGAGACCTTCTTTTACTGCGTTGATTGGCTTGTCGGTGGTTGGAGCGGCGACAGGGGGGGGAGGCTTTGAGGATGATGACGAGGACGCTGTAAATGTATCCAACGATGTAGCCGCTTTTTTTCGTTGATGGACCGTCATTTCCCCTTCGGTCGTATCGACAGTAAAATTCTCTGTTGTTAATCCAGGCGCATCACTCAAAAACGTGTCGATGTTATTCTTTTTGAGTATTTTGGTGAGTTGTGACATCAGCTCAGGCTCTGTTGTTGGTAGAGGTGCCGGTGCTGCCGACGACGCCCGGAATCCTTCTTTGGTTCTTTTCTCATAACACCGCGTTTTAATCATTTCAGATAGTTTCCATGTTGCGAAAACCACGATAATAATACCTATAAATATGAATTCCACCCGATTTTCTTTCATATTCCTCTTACTATATATAATAGAATATTAGAATAATAGATTTTTATATAAAGTTATATACAACATAACAATAGGCCTGCGTAATATACTAAATGACCGGTGGTTTATTAAATTTGGTTGCTACGGGCAATCAGAATGTTATTCTTAATGGTAATCCCAAAAAGTCATTTTTCAAAAGCACCTATCTTAAATATACGAATTTCGGTCTTCAAAAGTTTAGAGTTGATTTCGACGGTCAGAAGAAACTGCGTATGACAGAGGAGTCCAAATTCACGTTTTATATACCGAGATATGCTGAATTATTGATGGACACGTATATATGTGTAACGCTACCGTCGATTTGGAGCCCGATTCATCCACCCACCCGCGTACAAGATATGTGGGCTCCCTATGAGTTTCGCTGGATTGAAAACCTTGGCACTCAATTAGTGAAGGAAATCGTCATATCTGTTGGAGGCATGACGCTTCAACGTTTCACCGGTAATAATCTTATGGCAATTTTGGAGCGCGACCTCGACGCAACGAAGCGCGAGTTATACAATCAAATGACGGGTCATGTGCCTGAGTTATACAATCCAGGTTGTTCGGGTGCGCGTCTCAACCAATACCCGAATGCGTATCGCACGTCGAATTCCGCAGGCGCAGAACCGTCTATCCGCGGGCGTAAAATATACATCCCCATCAACGCATGGTTCACGCTGTCCTCGAAAATGGCGTTTCCCCTTGTGTGTCTTCAATATAACCAGCTTCAAATCGATGTAACGTTGCGCCCCGTCAAGGAGTTATTCACCATTCGTGATGTGGGCGACCCCGATAATTATTGGCCAGTCGTTCAACCCGACTTCACGAACCCCCTTCACCAGATGTGGCGATTTTTATATCCGCCACCCAGTATTGATTTATCGCTGGATTCCTACCCGAGTCTGCGCACGGATTGGAATGCCGATGTTCATTTGATGGCGACGTATTGCTTTCTCTCGGATGAAGAATCGAAAGTCTTCGCCGCCAATCAGCAGAAGTATCTCATCAAGTCGTATTATGATTGGGTGTTCAACGATGTAACCGGGAATAAGAAACTCAAAATCGAAAATTCGATGGGGATGGTGGCATCATGGACGATGTTTTTCCAGCGCAGCGATGTCAATCTCCGAAATGAGTGGAGCAATTATACGAATTGGCCGTATAACTATCTCCCCTATGATATTATTCCCGCGCCCATCGACGACGACTGGCGCCCCACCGCGTTTAGTGAAGATATTCGAATGACGACCGACTTATCCGCGAATCTGAATCCGGCTTTCGCGAATGACCGCTACTTCTTCGATAAGAACGGCCCGAAAAATGGTATTGGACCAGGCATCAACCCGCGCGATAAACGTCTTACTGGGCTTCATATTACCGGCGACTTTCAATCAGAAAATGAACGCGATATTTTACAGATGATGGGAATTTCACTCAACGGCAAATACCGCGAGAATCTACTTGATGCGGGTGTCTATAACTACGTGGAAAAATACACGCGCACCCGCGGAAGCGCGAAACCGGGGATATATTGTTACAATTTTTGCCTGAATTCTGACCCGTTTGACCTTCAACCAAGCGGCGCAATCAATATGAGTAAGTTCAACCAGATTGAGTTGGAGATGACGACGATTTATCCGCCCTTGGACTCGGCGGCGGAGGTGAAAGTGATTTGTAATCCGAACACGCGAGAGATTATTGGCATGAATAAGCCGAATGTGAATATTTACTTGTATAATTATGACCTTCATATCCTGGAAGAGAGGTATAATGTCCTTACGTTTGTATCGGGAAATTGCGGACTCATGTATGCGCGGTAAGAGTTCGATGTATAATAATCTATTGTATATATAACTTACACCAGAAAATGGCAGACGACGAAGAAAAACGACCTGATGACGGCGATGCCGACGGTGAAGAAGACGCCGACGGAGAAGAAGAAGGAACGTTTAGCAAAGTAGGCGGGATGTTAGGAGGGGGTGGCGAAGGTAAAGGTGAAGGCAAAGACGCGAAACCGAAAACGGATGCTGGAGCGAAAGCAAAACCGAAATCGTTATTCGACCTAGAAGCGTTGAAAGAGTTCGGGCTCAGTGTTTTAACACTATTTATTGAGACGGTTATTATTTCGGTCATTTGTGTGAATATCATGTTTTTTGCGGCGCCGGAAAGCATCAAAGACAATCACATCAATTTGAATAAATTATTCCCCACCGACCGTCATGAATGGCCGTATTGCTATACGAATGAATACACAAGTTGCGATGCTGACTGTGATGATAAGTTCGGCGGCATCGCGGATGACCCCAAAATCGAAACCGCCAAAAAAATATACCTGAAAGCTGCGATTCTTCTTGATACATATGTTTTTAAATGGTTCTGTTTGACAAAAGAAGACGTTGATATGGTGAATGAGAGTGTGGAAGAAGGTGTTACGAAAGTAAATCTGCTTAACTGGGACTTTATTAAGACACGTTTCAAGCAATGGATTAATAACTCGTTCATATTTTCATTTTCGTCGGATCGTGCGATGTTGTCGTATATATTCGAACAGATTACACGTATTTCAAATGCGATTCCGGCGGAATTGTATGATGCTGTGTCGCCACTTTTGATTATTTTTATTCCATTTGTCTTTTTGTTGATTGTTGGATTTATGTTGATGGGTGGTCCTTTCTTTACGACGGTTATTGGTATGATAATAAATCAAACCGACAACCGTAAAGAATTTATTGGCGGTTCATTATGGTCGTTATTTACCGGATTCGGTATGGGTATATTTCCGGTGGTGTCATATTTTGTTCAACTGATACAATTTATTGGTACTCTGATAATATATCCACTTCTTCATTGGGACCAGTATCGCGAGTTATATGCTCGTTACGTTCCAATCATCTTCTTCTTCTTTAATTTAACGCTGATGTATTACGCATTCGAGTATTTAGATATTAATGTTGCGGCGATCGTGATTTTAATGTTACTGATGCTGTATTTAACACATTACTGGCAAGGAATTATGGACTTTATTCATTCGATTCAAAACTGGGGTGGATAGCCGAGCGGAGCCGAGCGGAACGAAGCAGCAATAAACAACATAAATAATATCGTATAAGAGCTATTATATCCAAATTATACGATATGGGTGGAAAAAATAAAGCATCGGCATCGGCATCGGCATCAGCCGCATCAGCGGCCGGCATCGAGAAATCAAGCCCAGAATATTTCAAAAAATACCCATTTGTCAGCGTATGCACACCCACGTTCAATCGTCGGCCTTTTGTAAATGCGATGATTGCGTGTTTCAATGCACAAGATTATCCGCAAGACCGTATGGAGTGGATTATTATTGATGACGGAACCGACCCAATCGAAGACCTTGTAGCATCCCATCCTCGCGTAAAGTATTTCAAATACGATACCAAAATGACGCTGGGCCGAAAGAGGAATTTGCTTCATGAAAAGTCGCGCGGTGAAATATTGGTGTATATGGACGATGATGACTATTATCCACCAAAGCGTGTTTCGCATGCGGTTGAAATGTTGGTATCTCATCCAGAGGCATTATGTGCCGGGTCAAGTGAGATTTACATCTATTTCAAGCATATCAAGCAAATGAAGCGTTTTGGACCATATGGACCGAATCATGCCACCGCAGGAACATTCGCATTTAAGCGTAAATTAATTAGGAACAATCGTTATAACGATGACGCGTGTTTGGCAGAGGAGCGTGCATTTTTGAAGGATTATACCATCCCTTTTGTTCAGCTCGACCCGATGAAAGTGATTCTGGTATTTTCGCATGAACATAACACGTTCGATAAACGCAAGCTGCTTGTAAATGCCAATCCGGATGTGGTGAGAGATTCGCCGAAGAAGGTCATGGATTTCATTAAAGACAACGACCTTCGTCGGTTTTATATGAATGAGCTGGAAGGGTTGCTTGAAAAATATGAGCCGGGACGTCCGGAAATGAAACCGGATGTGATTGCTCAAACTTTGCAGCTTGAGAAAGAACGCGCCAAGATGGCGGAAGATGCGGCGGCAGGAAGCGGTGGTGGCAACATCGTATTACAACAACCCGGACAACCGCCGGTTACGCTGAATAACAAACAGGTTGTTGATATTCTTCAAGCATTACAAAACGATGTAGCGTCACGTGATCAAGAAATAGCACGATTAAATCGCGAATATAAAGTGCTTCATGATAACTATATGTCGTTACAAAAGCTTCAAGCGGCATCCATCGCGGCGGCGGTGAGTGCGACGTCCGCCCCGGCACCAGCACCAGCACCAGCACCAGCACCAGAATCAGCGACTACCGTGACCGAACCCGAAACGATTTACGTGTAAATACACCGACAATTACAATAATATCATAATCAAATGCGTCGTGTCAATAACATCGCCGACGATGATATTATTTATTCTTTTACAATCTCGACTGAGTTAATCTTTAAACAAAGAAAACTTGTCTTCGATTCATGAATCACAAATTCATGCCCCTTATTGTATTCTTCAAATTTATTACTGAGAATATTTTCTATTTCACTTACTGGAAGTTCATCGTCTTTTGTTTTATATTTATTCCGTGAATCATCGTGGTGGTCGTCGTCGTCGCTATCTCCACCGCGTTTCTTTGACTTCGACGATTTTGACGACTTCGACGATTTTGACGACTTCGACGATTTTGACGACTTCGACTGTTCCTCCTTCTCGGGTGGAAGATACTCCCATTCACCAACCGCCTCAATCGTTTGGTTATTTGTCATATAGACAACGGAGTCTGAATTGAAAACAAGTGCGGAACCCGGAGCATGGTCATAACTATCGAGGTCAATTTCTGTAATCAGGTCAAATTCATCAAGAAATTCATTCTTACGAAGATAACTGCGAATGTAGTTGATAATTTCAGGTGTTGGCTTTACAGTATATATTTTGTTTTCCGAGTCGCTATCACTTCCGCTTCCGCTGCCGCTCTCTTCGCCATCGCTGCCACTGCCATCGCTCCCACTTCCGCTCCCGCTGCCGTCGCTCTCACGCTTGCTATCACGCTTTTTCTCACCCTCGGTCTTTGTGCCCGGAGGAGTCACAGAAACACACTCAACCTCTGTATCTAAAATTAAACGATATTTCGAATCAAATGAAATCGACGCGCCCATGGTAGTTATTTCTAAATACTAATAACATCTTTTACGTATTAATCAAACGCATGACACCTACAAAGACAATAGGGTTTATTCTAATAACACAGAATCGTATTGGGGGTCGCTTTCACAGTCGTCTTCACCAACTACTGTCTTTTCCATATATTTGTCTAAATAACGATATATCCGATTGATGTCTAATTTTGTGATTTCATACATCTCTAAAATTCGTGGAATATCCTCTTCCGAATACTGTTTTTTAAGTGTCATGAAAAATGTGAATAAATCGTTCTGATCCATCGAAAGCTGAATACACAAATTCTGTATGAAAAGTTGATTATTGTATTCAGTGCTGTATTTCGTTAAAACCTTCGTAAATCGCACCTCGGTCGGATGAAACCGCGCCTTTTTCGGGAATGATTTATGATACAAATGATGATTGTAAAACGTCTTGATGAGAGATGAAAGTTCGTTGAATAACCATATCTGATTTTGAAATGTAATGCGGTCAAAGTAGTCAGCTTGACAGATGTTATCCAGGACCATCTTATAAAACGGTGCGCTTACTGAAACAGGCATTTTTTCAAACAAGTCGATGATATTTTCATGCCAAAGAAGTCCGATGGTTGTGCGGTCGGTTTCGTTGATTAGAACATTATGGTCAGAAATCGGGTATTCAGTATTCATCAACTTTTCGGTTATCTTTTTGATGTCTTCATTATAGGTCTTCGGCTGAAATATCGCATGAAGAATATTGTTCGCGAGTATTGTGTTTGATTTTTTGCTCATCTCCATTACTGCGTTCAGCTTACGCAGATTGCCTTGAACAAACGCGATGATGTTTTTTCGCATAACCGCGTCGATTGCTGGCAACTTCATGTCGATGATATGCGACATTTGCGCAGGAGTAGGTGTTTTCAACTCATAAACATAACACACCTTCATCAGTTCTTTGATTTTCTTGTCGATGTGGTAATTCCCAATACAAATAATCGGATTCATCGTGATTTCTTCTTGCTTCTGTTTTTTTGTTTTTTTAGGACGAATAAGTTTGATAAGAGACGTGATACCACCTTTATCGCCGTTATTCATTCCGTCAAGCTCGTCCATCACTACGACGATTTTTTGGACCTTTCGTTGAAATATCGACATTATGTTTTTATCAGAGATATTGTGTTGGGTTATCGATTCGATGATGGACTTGTTTCGGATATCCCCCGCGTCATATTTCACCATATCATAGTTCAGTTCTTTTAGTAGGCGAACCACGAATTCAGTTTTTCCGGAACCTGGCTCGCCATAAATATAGATGCCTCGTTTGAATGTAAGGTCGGATTTGTTTTTCTGAAAAGATGCTAAGAAGTCTCGGATATTGTTATAGATGGTTTCTCTGCCAAGAAAGGTTGTATAATTTTCCATGTATGTCTATTTATGTCTATGTATGGCGATGTATGTCTTATGTGAATATATTTTTTATGTTTATATGTTATAACAAGCATTATTCAGAGAATGAACGCAATCCAAGAATTATTTGCCCCTCTTGACAAGGATTATTGTCTCTTGTTTTACTGGCTTACCGTTGTTAATTTTATTTTCTTAGCGGTTGCTGCGTTGGGCTTTGTTTCATCGCTGGTTCTCTTATTTAGGGGGAAAATCACGTTAATGAGCGGAGTTTATTCGTTCTTGATGATTCTCGTGTATGCTCTCATGTATTTCCAGACACGCTTGTTCTACTCGATGTGTGTCACGAGCAACATGAAGGCGGGAACATATGGCATGGGTGCTCCTTCTGATTCACTCCCTGCTGTTGCCAAGGGGGCTTCTAGTGCGGCACCCGGTGCTTTCCGTATGTAAATACCGCGTGACGATATGACATAATAATAATTTCGTTATTTTGTCATAAATTAATAGATAAATACGCATCACGACGATCACGACAAGCAGTTCTTCAACGAACTTGCGCGTGACTTTTGACCATCTAAAACGCCTTCCCATGGAACATATCCACCATCTACCCCACTTAATCCAGGTCCTGAATATGTGGCGCCGTTTATTTTGGTGAAATTGTTACAGTTATTGTTTTGGTCGGGAGCACTAAGTGTGTATCCCAAACCGTACTTATCGACACAATTTGTTCCATCGAATTCCATACGATCTGGGCATTTCGAAATCTCAGGCGGCCACTTCTGCGTGCTCTTTGACTTCAACAGTAAAATCGCGACGGTTCCGATTGAAATCACAAACGCGATGATTGCGAGTAATAACACCATTTTTTGAATGGAGAGATTGAAAAAGTTGCTAAACAGCCCATCACCGGATGAACCGGCACTTCCATTACTCGAACTTCCGAATGCCGACGAACCTGTGTTTTTTGAACTTGAAATGAAATCCATAACTATATAAAGTAGTGATATAATATCTGTGTATTATACAACAACGTTATTTAGCGTATTCGTATTCGCATTCGCATTCTCATTCTCTCATTCTCAATCGCATTATCATTCTCTCACTTCAATCAAATGAACCGGTTCGATTATCGCACTTTCCCGGAAGACACATTTATCGGACAACCTAAAAATGGCCGTCTCGATATCTTAACACCCCCGATTCAAGACCAGTTCGCTCTTTATGATAAAAATCCCGTTCATCAGTGCGTGACTTACCGTGATGCGCTGAACGGAATCTGGGAAAACACACCTCTCTCGAATGCGTTCTTCTGTAAAGAGAATATGCAGATTATTCAAAACGGTATTCGCGCAGGAGTGTATCAGCGCTCCCGCGGCAAGTATGTTATTGGCGAACAAGACTGTGATACTCTGCGCATCATCATGCGGACAATTTATTTACAGAATGCGGCCAACGCTCCCACCGATATCCGGGAGCAGATTATTGAGTTGAATGAGTTAGTATTTGAATACTGTGTGCCTCGTATTCATGGCGAAGCAGAAGGATATATTCAGTATAAGCGAGATGTCAGCAACATGTACACGCCGATGGCTCACCCGAATTTCTCGGATTACAAGCATAAGACGCTAGAGTTGAAGCCGTGGTTTTAAAATAATGTAGAATAAAACATAAATTTCGTAAATAAATGTAATATTATGTAATATTTGTCAGTAAATATTTGTATATTTGGTCGATTGACCTTTGTGTTTTTGTCAGTGATGGATATGAATAACCTTTACAACCTCTATGAAATGTCATATTATTCGGTTTGTGTATTGTTATACCTACCGTTCCTTCGTGTTGATTCGTTAAAATCGATTTCAACAATTTGGTCATCTCTGCCGTATTTACACATGGATTATGATTCGCATCATGAATGTTATGTATCATAATCTGACCACACGAAACATACTTCAAAAAATAACCAATATGTGATGGAGAAATTGTGTCTTTTACACCAAAACACACAGTCGTCGGTATCTTTTTATATACATCTGTAAGTGTCGGAAATGATGGTGTATTCCAATACGAATAACACGGTGTAAATGTAATGACCCTTTGTAATATTTGATGCCCCTTATTACGTGGATTTGAATAAAAAGATAGCCAAAATTGTGTTAATAATGAATCATCATGAAAAATTGTGGTAATAATACGTTTCATGCCATTACGTGATATGAGTGGAAGGTCAAATATAGTGGTGGGTAACCCGAATTTGAAAAATATAGTCCAATAATATCCCCATACACCGAGTGTTGGAAGAATACCGGCGGGATTTAATAGAACTAGGTTTTTGATTGCGTACCTCGCGGCAACATGAATAGATAGAAAACTGCCGAGTGAATGACCAACAAGAGTTGTATTATGAAGAATGTTCATTTTTTGTAGTGTTTGTCCAATAACATTCGCATAATGAATACACAATTCTTTATTCGTTGGATACATGTCTATATCAATATCACCACTTATACCAAATGATGGTAAATCGAACGCAACGCATTTTACGTTGGATGGCATTTGATCCATTACGTCGAAAAAAGTAACCGACGAACTCGCTGTTCCATGAATAAATACAAATACATCATCGTGATCACTGTGTATAACACCCGTTGGATCTTTTATTACGCTGTGTATCGTGATACCGGAAATATCTACAACTTCTTCACGAAAATTATATTGTTTCACTAGACTTGTCATGATTGTCGATAACGATACTGCTGATGATGCTGCTGCTGATGATGCTGCTGCTGCTGCCCATGAAAATATAATTAGTATTATATATAGAATGACTGGTATAATAAAAAATAATAACATTTACATCAACCCTATTACAGCTATTACAGTAGGACTTACATTATTTTATTCTTCATAAAACGCGCTTATATCGCCCCTCCCCCATCTGGTTTTGTTTCGATTATGCCTTCTTGACCACCATCTTCTTTTTTGCTGGTGCCGCAGCGCCGCCGCCTCCTCCTGTCGCTCCTGTGGTCTTGCTTGACGACGCCGTCGCCGCCGCTTCTCCTGTTGCTATCCACTTCTTATACTCCTGTTCCAATTCATCCAAGTCCTTGGTCCATAATGCTTGAATCGTCGTATCTTGGAGTCCCTGATGTTGCGCTCGTTTTGTGTCACGCTCTGCGAGAAGGCTCTTTACATTTTCATCCGTCACACTATCCATCGGCATTTTCAGCAGATACTTGAATTCAACGTCGTTATCGATGTGTTCATAGCCATGTGCGACCATCTTCGCGTGAATCGCCTCTTTGGTTTGACGACGCAGTTCCAGTTTGTCGTCTAAGATTTCTTGGATATATCGCGCACGGTTGGTAAGGACGCGCAGTTCATTCGCAAGTTGCGCCAGCATCGCCGCCTTTCTCTTGGCGTAAAGTGCGAGACGTTCGGTGTAATAATCCTCGATGATGTCGTAGATGGTCGCGTATTTTCGGAGTTTCTCATGCGCATCGAAGAGATTCATATTCGTCGTGCTTTGCGTCGTGAATAGCGCGAGAAGTTTCTCCAATTTGTTTGTTCCAGCATCAGCATCGATGACCGCTGCTTGAAGTTCTTTCGGTGTGTGCGGGTAAGATGGATGGAATGTCACAGTAATATCTACAACGGTGTCGGTGGACATATCGGTGTATTCTTTGAGGACGGGGGTAGTCGCAGCAGCCGACTTGTCGGCACCTTTATCTTTGTCCGACGCCGCCGCGGGCGTGTCCATCAACTTTTCCAAGAATACTTTGTAATCATCTGTCCATGTTCCAATCGGAAGCTCGGTGATACGGACCTTACGATCGGCGACGATTTCGTAGGTGCCTTTGATGAGATATTTCGCCGCGACACTAGTCGCGGCACCGGAGGTCGCGGAGGCGGAAGTCGCCGCGATATTTTGAATCGTGCCTTTGAATCCTTTGAAATAGGGCTCGATGACAGGGCGGTCGGTCGCTGGCGTTGCTGCGAGCATCGCCCGAATATAAGCGATGATTTGAAGTGGATGATGCGGCATGACATCTGTGCTGAATCCGGTTCCGATTCCTTTACTTCCATTCACGAGAATCATCGGAATCGCTGGTGCGTAATAGGTCGGCTCTACCATTTGACCGTCGTCGTTGATATACGACAAGATGGCGTCGTCTTCTTGGCGAAAGATGAGTCGCGTCAGCCGGTTGAGTTGGGTGAAGATGTATCTTTCACTCGCACTATCGTCACCGCCAGCAGAACGTGTCCCAAACTGACCATTCGGTTCTAACAAGTTGATATTATTGCTCCCTACGAAGTTCTGCGCCATCCCCACAATCGCCGCATTCAAACTCGCCTCACCATGATGATACGCCGAATGCTCCGATACATACCCGCTGAACTGCGCAACCTTGATTTCCGTTTTCAGACCACCCTTTTTGAATGCCGCATACAGAATCTTACGCAGCGAGATTTTCAATCCATCCATCAAATTCGGAATCGAACGCTCGTTGTCGTAAATCGAGAAGTGGATGAGGCCGCGGTCGATGAACTCTTCATAAGGGATTTCCGGCTTCGAAGTATCGAGAAACGCTTCGCGCGAATAATTCGCCAACCACTCCTTTCGGTCGTCGGCACGTTTCTTGTTGAACGCCATATCAAGATGGTCGTCGCTTTCCTTCCCTGTATGGACGAACGCAACAGTCTTCTTCTGTTCAAAATATTCCTTAAATTCCTTCCCGGTGCTCGTACCTAAACCTTTATAATATTTCGTGTGCCAACCCGCGGGGACGATCGCGTCGGGGAATTGCTTCTTCCATGCTTCAAACTCGCCGTCGTTGTAAAAGAGGAGCTCTTGCGCCCCGCGGCGGGCTTTCAGAATCGGCGTATTCATGAAACCGATGAAACCCGGTATCTTCGTGAGCGACGGCCACTCCGTCTGGAAAAGGTTGATACCAAGACCTTGAATATGAGCACCATCTAAATCTTGGTCGGTCATGAAGAGCACCTTTCCATAACGCAGCCGTGTAGCGACATCTGCGGGGGTGTAGCTCTTTCCGGTTTCAAGGCCAAGAATCTGTTTGATTTCCGCAATCTCGCGATTCTCCGATATGCGTTTCGTCGTCTCGCCATGAACGTTGAAGAGCTTGCCTTTCATCGGATACACACCGATATAATTCCGGTCTTCTTTGCTCAATCCGCTGATAATACCAGCTTTGGCTGAATCACCTTCACAAAGGATAATGGTGCATTGCGCGGATTTGTCAGGCGAGCCAGCATAATTCGCGTCGATGAGTTTGGGGATTCCGCGGATTGTGCGGGTTTTCGCGCCATCGGTTTTCTTCGCGGCTTTCGTGTCTTTGACTTCGGTCAGCGCACACGCGGCATCCATCACGCCCATTTTCGCGAGTTTCTCGATGAACTCGTCGCTCACTTTACATGATGACCCGAAATTCGCGACAGCGGTGCCGAGCTCGTCTTTGGTCTGGCTGGAGAATGACGGGTTCTCGATATCACAACGCAGGAAAAGCATGAGTTGTTCTTTGATGGTATTCGGCTTGACATCGACTTTCTTCTTTTTCTTGATGACTTCGGCGAGCTTACGGACAATTTGGTTGGTAATGTATTCAACATGTTTTCCTCCTCTCGGAGTGTAGATTCCGTTGACGAATGAGATGTGTGCGAATTCATCGGTGGTTGTTAAGCAGACAACATACTCCCAACGAGGGTCGGGGTTCTCGTAGATGCGTTTCACGCTGCCACCACCGCCACCATCCGCACCCGCACCCGAGCCCCCCTTCGCGCCAATATACAAATCGACATACTGCTGAAAATGACGCACCGGAACAAGCGCACCGTTGTATTTCACTTTCACAGTCTTGTCCGTCACGGCCGCAATATCGTAGGTGCGTTTTAGGAAAAGCGCGGCCATGTCTGCGGTGAGGTTGTTGGCTGCTAGACCGAATCGCGCGTAATCTGGGCGGAAACTGACACGAGTATAAGGCTTCACTTTGGACTTGGTCACGATTGGCGGCATGATTTCCGAGAGATTGTTCTTGAATTCTTGGACGTATTTTAGTCCGCGGATGTGATCGACGGTCTCCACGCGTCCCCAGACCGACCAAATGAGGACAAGTTTGAATCCGAACCCGTTCTTCCCGCCGACGATTTTCTCCTTCTTGTTCTGGTCGTAGTTTGTTGATGTGCGAAGATGGCCGAAAATCATCTCGGGAATCCAGAGTTTATGTTCAGGGTGCTGTGCGACGTCAATTCCGTTACCGTCATTCGTCATATGGATCG